TCAGCGTTATACACTAACTTATTACGATAATTAGTCTGAACTTCTTTCAAATACTGTTCAGCTCTCGCTTTAGGTAAGTTACCTACATCAATGTAGAAGATTCTTCTTTCAGGTGCTCTGGATATCCTATAAATAACCATCGCATCTTCTAACATTCTTAGTTGGTTTATAGGTTTTAAAGCCTTATGTAAATAACCAACTACTACTGTTTTATTATAATCAAGTAACCCGGAAGTTACATGAGTTACAGCATCATTGTGAATTCTAACAGTCTGGCCAGTATTATTACCTGACTTATCAAATCCTTGATCGTTGTAAATGTAATATTCTAATACATCTTCAACTATTTCAACGCCTGTTTTCTCGTCTTTTTCTTTCTTGACCTCTCTAATCTTTCTGATCTTCTGTGGGTCAATAGCGCGTAGACCTTGAATTCCTTTCTTTGGATTGTTCTTATCAACCATTTTATGATAATACAACCTTCCATCAACATACCATTTTCTGTATATGTCATGGGATAAATCCCGAAATCCTAATAATGTAAGTATTTCTTCAAATTCTAAACGAATTTTCTTCTTAGTACCCTCAGGTATCTTTTCAACTCTATCTAAGTTAATAGATACTGGTGCATCTAAGTCATTAGCTGCTAATGATTCATTTACAATATCTTCAATAGCACTGTCACATTCAGGAACTAGGGCCATTGTTCTGTATCTTGCTACTAGGTCGGCTTCATTCTTAATTCCGCCTTCCATGTCAACATACTGACCAATGACACCACCGGTAGCTGCAAAGCCACCCATTCCTTGTTCTGACCCAATCTCAATGACTGAGCCATCATTGGAAGGTGGGACGAAACTTTGTGCTTTCGTTTCGTCCTTCTTCCGTTTAATCTCGTATCCAAATAAGTCCATATTATATATTTATACTCCCTCTAAAAGAAGTTATTTACTTCTTTCAAAGTGTGAATAAGCCCAAGTAATATCAAATGACTCAACTGCATCAGCTCCTGCACTATCTAAAGCGATTGGTGCTAATACTGTTGGCCACATATTGAAAAATTCATAAGTGGCTATGATATTGTCCGCTCTATCCAATTGTGATACAGTTGCTCTATCGGCCATGTATTCATATCCGACAGTACCATTACTTCCAGTGTAAGGAACAATTTCTTGCATCCATGTTTCAACAGCTGATCTAATAGAAAAGTCATTGTCATTATAAACACCAGTTGTCCAGTTCTCAAAAGTTCTGTCACCTGCTAACTTAATAGTCATACCTTGAAAAAGAATCGGCGTTTCGCCTATAGTTTGTCCAGGTAAAGAAGCTGTTTGAACAAGAAATTCTTGTCCACCCGGCATTCTTGGTATAAAAACTTTAAACCTGTTAGCTCTTGGTCCAGCACCTATAAGATTTGCTTTAAATTGGTTAATGTTTGCCATTTTTAATTCCTCCTATAGTATTTATGCTATTCCAGATGATCCGTAAACTTCGTTGAAGTCTACTCCTGATCTACTAGCTACGAAAGTTAAAGTAATGAAGTTGATACTTCGAGCTGGTTTCACAAAGATACTCGCTACGAATTGGTTTGAATCAACAACGCCTGCATCGTTATTTGTTTCATCACAAATAACTTTAAAGTCATAAATTCCTCTACGACCTTGTACTTGTCTCAAGAAAGGTTCTACTGCTGCTCTAAAATTCGCTCTTGTAAATGAATCATTAAATTCAAACAACTGATTTTTAGCTGCAGTTGAAATTGCTTTCTCTAGTACTATGAACAATCTACGAACATTGATTCTACTGAATGCACTACCGTCATTAGAAAGGAGAGTTTTATCTCCAAACAACATTGTACCCTGTCCTGGGAATGTAACTATTGGATTAATTCTTGCTCGATAAAGAGTATCCCTATTTGCTTTTGTTGGATTGAATGCCAATTTTGTTACTCCAAAAATCTGACCACGATTTAGACCAGCTGGTGAATACCAAGCGTCATTCGTATAGTCAGTTCTTGCACAGATTCCTGCCATGGCACCATTAGCTGGTACATAACAATATCTGTCATTATATCTGTCGTAAATGTATAACCATGTACTGTCCATGACAGCATATGATGAACTATTAAGAGTATCGGCTGTTGCTTTAACATTAGCAGCTGCTGCTGTTCCTGTATCTACAACATCAGACCTAATTGGTGAAAAGAATACGACAACATCTTTTCGGTCTACAGCGATATTCATTAGTTGATTGTAATATGAAGTTGCTTCGGCTCTCGTTACAACTGCACTACCCGAACCATCATCGGCTTGGGGGCTTCCTGATATCATCAAAGAAATATCTTGATTATCAGCACTACCAAAGTGTGTATCCCATGCAGTTATTTTTTGACCTGTAGTTGGTTGTCTGCCGTCAGCACCATTCGTAAAAGAAAGGGCTTCAGGTAAAGTTCCAGTACCGAAAGTTGTACCCGCAGCTGCTGTACCAGCATTGCTCCAAGTACCACTATGGTCTAACCAGAAAATATAATCACTGGTATTTTCTATAACTGTAACATAGTAATTAGTTGCACCAAAATCATCTTTAGCGTCAGAAGCTTTAGAAACTGATTCGTATTTTTCTAGAATAGTTCCAACTTGTCCTGAAATAAGACCATCTTCATCAATGACTACGATATGTAATTCATCAGTAACACCTGCGGTTGCTCTTCCAGCTGTGTAGCTAGAAGTTCCGGGTGCACCGTTGAATTGTTGTGCATATTCCCACTCTCTAGATATATTAGCACCACTGGCTACAGCAGCATCTAATCCTTGAGTTGAGTCATCTTCTTGTGCAATAGTAACTGTTGCGGCACCTGTTGAACCTGAATCATAAGCAATTGCAGATACTTTGTATCTAACTGTATCAGAACCAATGGCAGTAATAATATCACCAACTACGAACTTTTGTCCTAATGTAACTTCGATTGAAGTTCCACCTTTAGATGAAGTTCCGTTAGTTGTTGTCACCGTTGCCTGAGAATATGCATTTGCACCACCACAAGAACTAATTTTTAGACTGTTGCCTAAAGCTCCTGCGTATCTTGCACCATACTCTCCAACACTTGCTGAACCGTCATTATAGTTTGCTCTATAATGTGATAAGTTTTTAATTAACAAACTTTGTCCAGAAGTTGTTGTTGCGTTTACCATTCCGGTTGTTGCTACACGAACTACTTTTAAATCAATACCATAGTCTAAGAACATAGCAGCTGGATAAAAGTGTTCCGCCGCAATATCAGTAGCCTCTGGCTCTCCAAACAAGTCTACAAGTCCTTTTCCAGAAGTAACAGTACGAACTTCTTCAGCTGGTCCCCAACCAAAGTGTCCTACATATGCTCCTGTTGAACTTGAAACCGCAGGAATAACATTAGTAGCATCTATTTCTTGAACCAGTACACCTGGCGAAACTTGAAATGCCATAATTTTATCTCCTATTAAACATTTTTATTTCGAAATAAAAATAAAATTTAAAATCTGATAGATTATTCTATCATTAATTAGTATTTATAAATTAGTAAACTTTAGAACCCTCAACAACTGTCCATACATCTCCATCTTCAACATAAATTTCAGGTTCATTGGAATTTGTGTTAAATAAACCAGCTGGAGTTAGTTCATCTTCAATCATCTGTTGTTGTTCATCATATAACATCTTTTTAAGTTCTAAATCTGTTAAACTCTGAAAGAAGGGTGTCGTTATAAACCATGAGAATAATACTAGATTCATAACTAAATCATCATGGTTACCACCATCAGCTTCCCATGATTGTCCCTTTGATACAAAGGTTACTAATTCGTTTATTGTAAATTTGTCTATTACTTGTAATTTGTTTTCTTCCATTAACTCTTTTAATGTAGAACACCCTATCTGTTTTGTCTTTTTCGTCATAGTAACACCGATTCCTGTTGATTTAACAGAAGATGTTACAAATACATTTTCGTATTCTATGTCGTAATACAACTGATTACAAACTATTTGTCCTTGATCATTATTCTCTATAACTACTAATGCATCATTATACATTTTAGCAAATTTATGTATAATATCTGGAAATAGTAATGGAGATATCATATTATCTCTATATATACCTATTTGTTTAAAATGATTATCTGATATATCAAATATACTGAATGTTGAATAGTCTTGTCCTCTACCTTTGGCCGTATCTACAGTCATTACATAAGTACTATCTCTTTTAGGTTCTTCATATAGATATACATTCTGTTTAGCCCATATAGGATCATGTTGTTGTAATCCAAGTAATGTATTTGCATTAATCAATGTATTACCTGTTCCTAAGAATGAATTGCCGAATTCTTGTTCAAACTGTAGTTCAGAAGTATTAGCAATTGTCATTTTCTTCCATTCTTCATCTCTACCTGGAACATCATACCAATTCACTTTATAATCTTTATATTCGTTTTGACCTTGTATCGCTCCTTCATAGAGTTTATGATACATATTACCTATACCATTTGCAGTAGATGTTATGATAACTTTAGATTTTCCACCTGATGTAATAACAGGATATGTTGATGTATAGAACTGTTCTGCGTTTTCTACGAATGCAAACTCATCAAGATATAGTAAGTTTACTGACATACCACGAATTGAGTTAGCTCCTGTAGCCGATGCGACTATTCTACTATCATTTTCGAATTCGATTGAACCTCTATTCAGTACTTTTGTGCCGGGTTGTAAGAAGAAAGGGATATGTTCTAACATTGTAGTTATTCTGGCTAACATTTCTCTTGCTGTTTGACCCTTGTTAGCGAGAATAGCTATTGTTTGTTCTGGTTGAAATAGAAGATACCAAAGTAAGAAGGCACATGCTGTAATTGATTTACCTGATTGCCTACATGCTAGAATGACACTAAATCTGTTTTCGTCAAAATGATCTATGAGTTCTTGTTGATAATCGTAAAGTTTAAAGGGAACTAAACCTTCATCAAGTGATATGATTTTAACATATTTTTCTATGAAATGTATAGGACTTTCCATACATTTCTTGTATTCTAATATCTGTTCTTTTGTCCACTCTGATTCAACACCAGCGCGTTTTACATTGATGTTACCTAGATAACCTTCATTCTTGTGCATTTCGTTTTAATAATCTTTGTAATTCTGTTGATGATCCAACAAAAAGATTGTTTTGTACTTTATTTGGTTTTGATTCATCTTTATCTAATTCTTTTACTTTTGCTTGTAAATCTATTAATTTTTCAGTAGTTTCTCCTACTGTTTTAATTAATTGTCCTGCTACTTCATATACTCTTGGGTGTTCTGACTCTCTAGCTATGTCTAGAATGCCCTCTATAGCGTCCTGTCCGCGTTCTACAAGTCCGTAAAACACTTCCCGACTATACTTGTAGTCTGAATTTTGTTCTTCCTGCTTAGAATGGTTACTTTTAGATAAAATAGGAAGTCTTTTTTCAACTTCAACTATTTCTCCTTGTATATTAAGAAGTTCGTCTAATTTTTCATCAACTTTACTTGTCATAATAAGTATTTATACTTATTTAGGATCGCTAGATTTATCGTCTGAATAAGTTATTGTAGGTTGCTCAAAGAAATTTGTTGTTTCATTATATGTAAATGTATCATCTGGATCAGCATCACTAGGTACAGGTGTAACTACTTGTTCAACCACTCTACCTGCTGTATCTGTACTTGATATTTCACCACTTCCAGTTTCAATATAAGTTCTAGCTTTAACTGTTCTAATAATATCTGAATCTCTAACAGGTCCGTAAATATAATTTTTCATAACAAAAGATAAATCATATCTCAATACTTGTCTTGTTGTAAAATCACCTTCATAGTCATCTGTTTGAGTTACACCTGTTAATGTTATCGGTATATCTCTTTTATCACCCATGTCTGGTACTGTATTAATTGTTACTGTATAATCAGGTGTAAAGTAAGGCATTATCTGTTCTATAATCTGTAATCCATCATCTGTATTTTTTACTAACACACTTAAATCAAACCCTAAATTATATGGAGCGGGAGAATACTGATACTGCATATTGTTTGGATTAGATGCTTTAGTTTTTTTAAGTTGAGTTCTTTTAGTTAGTTTTCTAGTTGAATCATATTCTATTGAAGTTAATTCAAATCCCATTCTTGGTAATGATAATGCTGTTCTTGTTGTTGACAAATCTACTTGCTGTAATCTAGCAATCCATTTTGCTCGTGGTCCATACGCTAAAGGAACTTTCATTAAAGTTCCATCTGATCTTTTAATACTAATATTATTAAACAATGTACCAAAGACTGATACACTTCGTTTAATTGTTTCGTGATAAAAATGATCTCCAAACATTATGACTTCCTCTTACCGTCCCAACGGCCTATCCAATATGCAATTAGTATTACTACTGCAAAGTTCATTAACATATACCAATCCATTATGTCGCCTCACCAAATGGATTACCTTCAGAAAAATCTATAATTCCGTCTGCAGATGTTTCTATATCTAAGTTGAAAGCTCCAGCATCAGTAGATATTGTTAAATCACTTGCTATTGTTGTGATATCCCTTCTTGATGCTAAACTATCTTCTACAACTATATAATCATGTGCTGATGAATCTGTAAGTGTTCCTGATTCAAGTAAGAAGGAGTTACCATCAGTATCAATTATGTTATCTGTTCCGGAAGTTCCATCTGTTATAAAAGACGGAATTATTACTGAAGCTGTTCCAGATTCAAAATCAATGAAATATCCTTCTTGTCCTGCTCCAGACATTATAATCTTATCCCCTTCTTCAGTAGCTTCCATTTCTATATTACCTAAAGTAGTATCTGTTACTAAGAAATTATTATATGTAGCAGGATCACCTGTGTCTGTTGTTTTAATAGAAGATATGTTTAGTTTATTTGTATCTTCACTCCAAGATGATACAATACCTGATACAACTATACCAGGATATACCACTTGAGAAACACTTTCTCCTTGTACAAAATCTCTTAGAGATGGTGTATCTGTTAGTGTTAATTCTACTGCAGCTGCTTGTGCCAACTCAACATCAGTATCAAGAGCTTCAACTTGTGTATCAAACACTTCACCTGAGTATTCAAATAAGTCACAAGTCATCTTAAAGACAAACAATTTACCTAATTGATAAAATGGATTTTCATGTTCTACGAATTTTATCTCAAATAGACTCTTTGACAATGGAAAGTATATTAAATCTCCTTCATTAGGTCTTAACCCTGTTGCAAGATTAGTATCTAATGAAACAAACCTTTCCCAACTTCTCCTTGAGATAACAAAAGTAGCTGTATCTCTAATTTCTACTCCGAATTTAGAATACAAATCTCCCTCACCTTCAAACCCTTCAACATTCTCAATATACATTTCAACTTCGTATGCATCTTCAAAACTAGAATTAGCGGCTTCTCCAAGAATTTTATCTTCATCAACTATTTTTCTGGGTAAATAGAAACAATTATGACCATACATGCGTAAAGACTCAACAACTAAATCTTCTACAAGATGTTGTTCAGATTTTACTGCTTGACTGAAAAATACATTTGTTGCCATATTATCCTTCTAATGCCTCTATTCTTGCTGTTAAATCTTCGTTTATTGCAATTTGTTCTTGTAATGCTTTCATTATATAAGGAACCATACCACTTGGATTAAAGTTATAATACTCATTTTCAGAAGTATCCTTTGGAAAAGCCTCTGGGAAGTTTCCCACTTCATTTTGTGCAATATATCCTTTAATTAATTCTGATTCTTGATCAGCAGAAATATATCTAAACTTTTTAGGTTGAATAGTTTTAAAATATGGTAATACTGTTTCATTCCAATTTTCTATATCGGTTTTTAATCTTTCGTCTGAAGAACCAGTATTAAATATTGTAGTGTTTGCTGAACCATTTGAAGTTATTTGTCCACAATAATCACCACTATTATCTCTAAATAATATTTGTCCAACATTACCAGAACCATCTGAACCATGTCTTACTGTTGAAACATCTCCAGATCCAAGCCCTTGGCCATTAACATATAATCTACCTGTCGGACTGCTGTTATTTATACCGACTTTTCCATCATTAACAGTCATGGTAGTAGCAGTAGAGGAACCTGAACCAAAGTTTAATTTATCACCATTATGTTCATATTTAATAAATCCAATCAGAGACCCTTGATCTCTGAATCTAATAATAGCACTTCTATTAACAGCACTTGTATCAAAGTCAAGATGTGGATCACCACCAGCAGCTGAATGTATAAGTAGTGTTGGGTCTGCAAAGTCTCCACCACCTATATCAAAAGTTGCACCCGGAGATGTGGTTCGTATACCAATATTACCATTCTCTTTAATGTGCATCCTTGCAGTAGGACTCCAAGTTGCATCAGCTGAACCACCACCACCATCAAAGGTATAGAAGTTTATATCTCCTGAAGAAAACTGAATACTACTTGCAGTACCCCCTGAATCAAATTTAAAATCATTGCTTCCACCAACATAAGCATTTTGACCTATGAATAAGGAGCCTCCGGTTCCACCACCACTATCTTGTATAAAACCACCACCCACTTTTAATCCGCTGTAAGATGAGGAACCCATAGAAGTAAAATCAGTAGTTCCTATGCCAACATTAGCTCCGGATGGTGAAAGAACCATTCTTGCAAGATCACCGGCACTAACATCATTAAATGTTAAATAACCACCATCAGTCTGCATTTTCCAGTATCTTTCACTATTTTGAAGAGCATAGTTAATACCTTCTGAACCAGAAGTATAAAGATGCAATTTACCAGACGGACTCGTAGTTCCGATTCCAACACTTCCACCAGTAGAAACATGAAAATCAGTACCAGAACCACCTGTTGCTAAATTAAATTTACCTGCCATTAATAAAGTTGTAGCGTTATCTGCAGGATTATCATAAAGCGATGCTCCTAAAGTAGATGCACCTCTATATATTTGATACCCTGAAGAAACATCTCCGCTTGATGCGTTTTCTATTCTCACATAAGTAGAAGCACCATCTCCAATATGTAGTTTTGTATCTGGAGAAGTTTGTCCTATACCGATATTTCCATCAGACTTAATAACCATTCTAGTAGTTGCTGAAGAAGCACCATCTGCTGTAGTACCAAAAGATAACATGCCTGGAGTATCATTACTACCAGGAGTTCCATCAACTTGACAGATTATCTGTGCTGCATTGTTTACAAAATCATCTCCATCAGAACCATAGAAAGCTAAAAATCCTAACCAATCCCCATTTTGTACAATAGTGTGTGAACCTACAGTACCATGTCTACTTTTACCAAAATGTATAGCTGGTCCATAAGCACCTGCTTGATACCTATGTAAAGCTAATGAAGAAGTGGCTAAATCTGTTCCTGATACTTGTACTTTACTGTCAATGCCTCTAATTCCACTACTAGCGGTCTGTCCTACATAAAGATTTCCACCAGAAGAAATTCGCATTCTTTCTGCAAAAGTATTTTCATGTAAAGTTCCAAAGGTTAAACCTGAACTATAACTAGAAGGTGTACCTGCAGGCCAAGAAGCCATATTTTGTGCTGTTATAGAAGCAGCTTTGGCTCCACCTGATGGACCGCCACCTGCATGATAATGATGAAAGTTAATTGATGAACCTGCACCAGTACCGCCTAAAGCATGGTTTTCTGCTCTAATAAATTCATGAACTGCACTAGTTGAGCCTGTTTCCTTAATATGTAAAGGGGCTGCTGCATCTGTGGTTCCTAAGCCAAGGCCATTTGTATCTAATGTCATTGCTTCGCCATTGTTGACGAAAAATTCTAAATGACCGTCTGATTGTTCTATTCGTTCATGTGAGTCTCCCCACTGAAATGACATACCAGCATCTACATTTATATGAGCACTATTAACATTCAAACCACCTGTTATATTTGTAGTTCCTGTTATTTCAGCTCCAGTGAAATGTGCAACACCTGGTCCTGTAATCTTGCCTATTAGACTATTAGCATTGTTTCTTAATTGTAAAAAGTCTATTGAATCTGCACCGGATGCATCTTTTCTAAGAGTTAAACTGGAATAAGATGTGCTATTACTTTTTAAGTATGTATAATCTTGTCCTATTTGGCTTCCGCCTGTTATTTCTAGATCAGGTGTAGTTACTGTTCCTGTAAATGTAGGACTAGCTATAGCAGCTTTTGCATTTAGTTGTGTTTGTATTGCACTAGTAACACCATCAACATAATTAAGTTCTGCTGGTGTCGCTGTGATAGCTGTAGTTGTAGACGCTGCCAAGACTGGAATATATCCACCTTGATTGATTAAATATTGTGTGTGATCTGCAGTTGGGTCAACTATTGATAAAGTTGTTTCATAATTATCTGCTGTAGAACCTTCAAAGACTACTGCGTTCTGTGCATTCATTGTAACTGTATTTACAGTAGTTGTTGTTCCTGTAACTGTTAAGTTTCCACCAACAGTTGCGTTTCCAGAAAGATTTAATGTAGCTCCACCAAGTTGTCCTGCTGTTGTTAAATCTCCTGTGCTTGGATTGTATGTTAATCCTGTGTCTGTTTCTATTCCTTGTGTGCCTGTTGCACCATCAACGAATGCTGGATAAACTGTTTCGTCTGTTGAATTGTTTGCTGATACTGTTACATTAGTAGCTTCTGTTGCAGTAGCCACAGCAATATTTCCAGTACCATCAAAAGATGTACCACCAATAGTTCTTGCAGTAGCTAAAGCTGTTGCTGTCGCTGCGTTTCCTGTTGTATTCTGATTAAGAGTATCGGCTAGAGTACTTGTTACTTTTGTAAATGCCATAATATATTATCCTATCATGTCTAATACAGGTAATTCATATCCCAATCTGACCTCTTCTTCTAGTCTTTGAATTTCTTC